TAATATTTATTTTACAGATTGACAAATTTTTTACGACACTCCACATCAAGACACTATTGCTAAACACACAAATAAATATAAGTAAAATATAAGTAAGCAAAATATAGTAAGTAAAATGTATAATTAAATTTTAACTATACATTTTTTTTATTTTATCATGAATTACTCGTATCATGAGTATCTAATATATCTACTTCGGGTGATATAACGTGATTTGTAATATTTTCTGGTTCGATTGATGAATTTAATTTATTTATATTATTTACATTATATGCACTACTACCGCAAACATATACACCATTCGTGAAATTGGAACTTTTATTTTTCAAAAATGCATTATTATTATTATTTTTTAAAAAAGAAATAGGCGTTCCATCATCATATGTAGTCGACAAAAAAATATTATTAGAAGAGAATAATTTAACAGAAGAAATATCATGCTTTTCACACCATGCTATAGATTTTTGTATATGTAGCCTTTTCATTGAGTCGACTTTATCATAATTGTTGCGGTTTGTTATTATATTTAATGTTGTAATTATATTTTCTAATTGTCTCTGACCAAGCACTACATTTATTTCTTCAACTTTATTTAAAAAATAGTAGTCATGATCAATACTGAGTAGTCCACAAATCTCATCAGAAGTATCTAGTTTTGAAAATTCCCTACAAAACGCATCATATAACATGGACGAATCATCTAATAAAAAATTCTTACATACAATATATTTTTCCGAATTTGCCAACCTACTTGTATGAGGCTTTGTTATATAAACTTCATTATATAAACATGATAATAAGTATAACATATCTACAGTAAGTTTCGAAAATATATCAAATATCTTCAAAATAAAATATCCGCCTTTTTTTTGCATAGTTACGGCATATATAATTTCAGCAATCAGCAATTTACTAACAAGTTTTTCCTGTTTATTAAAATCATTTGAAACATCAATTCCTCCATCGGCTGTAATAATGTCTACCGAATTCATTAAAAGATTCTTACAATACTTATAATTTTCTAACTTTAAAATATCCCCTGTTCCATCTTCACCATTTATGATTTTAACATTTGGATTATTTTCTAAAAAGGTGTTACTCTTTTTCCAGCCGGGACACCCAGGGTCGTCGTTTAAAAGTGTCATGCCATAGTAGATGTCATTCGGATTTTTACGCATATATGAAGTTGCTTCAATAAACCCACCAGGTCCTTCAGCAATATGAAATGTTTTGATAGGTGTCGGCGTACACGACTGGGGTAGATGCGAAGAATACAAATTTCTTATTTCCCCCAGTTTAAACATTTTCCACAATTCTATCATTTTATAGAAAGATCTAGATAGTGGTTTTAACTTACTTATTGAGAATTTATTACCAGGTATTAGTGTATGAATAAATTCGTAAGGATTTGTATATTTTTTAATATTATCCCACGAATCAGACGAAACCTCTATTTGTTTTTTAAATTTTGATAAATATTCACACAACGAGTATGATATATAGCATGGTTGTGAGGTATTTATATCAGTAGAAAAAATGATAGAATTATATATTTCGAGATTTTTAATTGATATTAGATTATAATACGACATAAAGATAGTTATATGTATCTAAAAAATAATATTTAGATTGTTTAATTATTAATAATATTAGAATGCTGCCATTATTTATAATATTGGTTTACTATTTATAATATTATTTTGTTTATTTGTCGTCGTGTTTTGATTTTCCTGATAGTGATAGTGAAGCAAGAGCTGCAGGGTTTAACTTGACTGATGCGAGTTTAGATGATGTTTTTTTCTCTTTTGGTTTATCGGTAGCACTTGCCTCGCTTGCCGCCATCGCCACCAACGCTTCTTTTTCTTCTCTGGCGGACTTTGCCTTCTCTGTCGAAAGTTTTGCCGACACTTCTTTCATTCCCAATTTCGACTTTTCTATAATCGCGGCAGCAGCCCCCGGTTCAACCACTACCGCACCCTTGCTAGGCAATTTAACAGCCGAAAGTGCAGATTTTTTCTTCAGTGTAATTGGTTCGGATTTATCCAATTTTTCCAAGTCTTTCTCGGTATATCCTTTTTCCACAACTTCGGCTGCACCCACTGTATCACTCTTACTACTTTTGCTTGTTTTCTCTTTTGCCTTAGAACCAAAGAGTTTTGATAGTTTCGTATCCGCTCCAGCTAACTCTGCCGCGGACAGCCCTAAACTCTTACCCATTTCCCCCGTTTCCCCCATTAACTTCAAGTCTGATTCCTTTGTAGGTCTATATGACATTTTACCCTTACCCTTTGCCAAACCCGCATCATCGCCATCTTCCAACATCATCTTCGACGCAGCCATCTGAGCAGCTAATGTATCTCTGCGATTCATTTTTTCCTCAAATACGCGAACTCCTGTTACGCTCCCAAAAACATCCTCAACATCAACACTTGCGATTTTTTTGAATATGAAGTAACGATTATAAAACGAAATCTGTTTTTCTTTAGGAGTCATGAAGGGGGCTGACCCGTATTTTGATTTTTGTCTAGCATCTTGTTGTATTTCGCTTTCCATGACTGCGAATAATTCGGAGAACATGCCAGAACTATTTGGGATACCTAATTTAATTGCTTCATCGCGCTTCAATAGCTCAAACCCGTAACCTTTCATAAGTTCTGTAAAATATGCAAAATTTACCAAATATTCCTTAAATGTTTTATTAATCGTATCTTGATAAACGTCAATCGCGTATCCTACGCAGCTAATATCGGGGTCGTATGTGGTTTGGCTGTATTCTTTTGTAACCTCCCATATTTTATCATCGTCAATTGTTAAGCCGATAGATTTTCCCTTTTCTACCGAACGAAGAGCATGAAACATCGTTGCACCATCATAGCAGCTCCCGATAAAGTAGCCATCTACACTGGTACACTCACTTACATTTTTTAGAAAATGGTTTAATTTTTCTATGTTTTCGAAGAAATAATGTAACGCGAATTGACAAGATGAAATATTAAAACCATTGACTGCTTTTCCGTATTGTCGATAAACGCCCGCTCCTAGAATAGACTGGTCTTTAGGACCGTCGTTAAATAAAGCGCGAACAATTTCCTTTCCTTTCTCGGTGAACATTGCATCACCTGATTTAATATTTACGCCACTATTTCCGTTTACGAAGAGTGCATATGGCATAGAGTAAAACTTCTTTCTATAGTTTAAGAACCGAGCACACGCTCCATCTAGGCGATTCTCAATATTATCCTTTGATAAATCGATGCCGAATACAAATGATAATTTTGCTTCAATCCATTTTGGGAAATCGCCGGCTTTACCGACGGCATAATCAATGAGCGTATTTCCTTTCGCGGCAATTTTAGTAATAAGCATTTTTTTAACAAACAAGTTATGAAAGTCTCGCATAGAGCGCGTCTTGTTTTCTCCACTAGACTTGTTATAATACACATCATCGTCGGCAAGTTCATCCGGAATATTTTGACCAGTGGTTATCATTTCTAATGTAACGGGGTTATGAATTGAGAACCAGTTACTGTTTGCGACATGGTATGCATTTCCGTAGTTTTTAATCCCGCGCTTATACTCGGACGTTTTATCATAGCGAACGCGCTCAGCTATCCACCTCCAGTGTTTCGGGCGCGTGGCGTCATAACTAAACTCTACGATTGTTTCGTCATCGAATATTTCATCCTGGCTAGTAAACATTTGTAAAATGCCATTTTGGTCTTCGCGGAGTGGGATGTTACATACACACGCATCAAGATCGGATGGGTTGGTTGGATAAAATGGCACGGGTTTATAGCCTTCGCCTGTATCTACATCTCCTACATGAGGTAACTTGTCGTCGATAACGGCGGCGCAGGGGTTAATATAACCATGCTTACGTTCATCATATCCAACACGTAAAATAATCGTTTTATATTGTTGAAGCTGTTCACTTTTCATATTATCAATACCGTTTTCAAATATATTTCCAACAGCGTCAGTACCGTTTTTATTTTTCTTAGTCGTGATTAAGAAATCTATCGTGTTTTGATTGAGTGGTTTCCATTTAAAAGACATATCCCATGTTACTTTATGTAGTGGTCCTGCGATTCCTGCTTTATTGGCAGCAACACCAGTATTACAAGGAGTAAATATAAGACCGTCTGTCTCATATTCGAACGCGCCTGCCTTTTGACCAGATACGATAGCACCAGCACAAGCAAATATGTTTCTATCCGGAGTGGCGATATTGAATTTTTTTACAGTGATTTTGATGGGAACGCTGTCACCAGATATAACAGGGTAAATACTCATCTCGCGCACTAGCTGCATAAGTAAGAAAAGTCGCGCATCTTCGACACCTTTTCTAGCTCCGCGGGGCAATTCTTCTCCTCGTGATTCCGTACTTTTTCTTTGCGATGGTCGCACACGCGCACCTTCGCCCATATCTGAGCCGGATTCAAATTCAAACCTTTCTTCTCCTTCGCCTAGCATTTCATCGAGGGCATCGCTTTCTCTTTTATCAGAAGCAGGCATAACAACAAATGCCTTTTGTCTGACATCTCTACCATTTATAAAATATATATCAAAAGCAGCGAACAAGTTAATATATTCTCCCGATTTATTATGTATAATATGTTCACCATCAATAAGTGTATTGTAAATACGTTCCTCACGAGAAACCGCACCTGTAAATTCAAAATTCATATTTGTATTTAATAAATAGATTTTTCCGTCGGGGCAAATATATAACATCTTTCTTATACCATCGGCTTTATCCGTAACCGTGTAATTATTTCTAATATTAGGGATAGCACAGTCATCATTTATAGGAGCAATATTCAGTACTTGGAGAGTATATGACGATGGTCCTATAAAATGAGACGGCGTTAAAGTAATATTTTTGGTGTCGGTTAACTCTAATTCTTGTTCACCTCCCTTTGCTCTGCTGTCAGATTTAGACTTACGTTTTTCGCCTGGGTATAATAAATAATAGTAGTCTCTTGATGTATGCGCGAGTTCTTCATAAGATACTGGAAAATTTGTACCCTGAAGCCCTGATAATACTATTTTAATGCCGGTTCGCAATATATCCGCAACAACAATAGCGTTATTCATTTTTTTGCCGATTCCGACAAGATGATTGTCCATTTCAATTTCAATCTCGTATTTTGGTTCGCATTCGGTTGTCTTAGATGCCTGAAAAGAGTACTCGGGGATAATATGACCATCGCGGCGATGTGATTCTTTGACAACAGATATGTCTACGTGAAATGGATAGTCGTCGTGAACTAAAGTCGTACGGTTAATATGTCGAAAGATTTTCTTCTCTTTTATCCACGTCGATAAGATAGACTGCCCAAGACTAGAAGTTATCGGTATTAATTTTTCTTTTTGGTAACTAAGACGAAAGTTGAAATCATCGAAATTAACAGGTCTGATAAATTCAGAGCCCTCTTTTGCTTGCATTTTTTGAACAAAGCGATAGTTGATATCTTCGAGGCGGTCATTCTTACAATATTTTTGTATATTACTTAAACCGTGTATTTCTGTTCTTATATTTGACAACTTTGTTTTACCTGTGCCGATGTCCGTGAACTCTGATTGAACTTTGAGACAGTATTCTTGTGACTTTATTATTTTGAAACCCATTGAAAGTAATTTTTTGACGACATTATCAAAATCGTCTTTTCTAATTTCTTTGATACCTCTCGTTCCGAATTTTACTTCGAGTTCGGATACACCATCTTCTTTTTTCAGAATGTTGTCTAAATATTTTTGTACCATGATATTAAACATTTCCTTGGGACTCGGACTATGATTCGATCGAGACATCTCTCTATCTGTGTTGTATATATAATCGTACTATTATTTTAAATTGTAATCAATTTTATATTACAATGTAAAATAAACATATTCATAAATAAAAAATTACTATATTTATAATTTTTGTAGAATAGCCGAATATAATTCTGCTTTTGTTTTCTTTTTATTTTTTATTTCACAAATAATATTAATCTCAAGTTTACAACATATATCGCTAAGGTCCTGAACAGAGTAAACAGTAATGGGGCGAAGTGGTTTATCGAGACTGTCAAGTTTCCAATATTTTTCTTTTATTTTTTCTATATATTCAGAATGTTCGCCAAATGTTTCAGATGCACTTGTGTCTACGGGTAGACGAATTGAATAGTTATTTGTTTCCGCATTATATTTAATAATATGAACCGGTTTTTCTATATTTGAAACCATTTCATAATAGGTATTTTTATAAATGTAAAAAATATTTAAATTATAACATAAACAAAGAGCATATAACGTTTTGGCATTTATATTTGTACATCCCATCAACCCAGATTCAAAACATGTCTTTGATATTTTATTCTCCTTTAATTTGACTTTACCTTCTCCTTTTTTAATTTTCTCGATTGTTTGAATTTTGAACTGTTGTTCTGCTGTAAAATAATTAGATTCGTATTCATACGAGGCAAAACCATTATAAATAATATAAAAACACCAAAAGAGCGAATTGGTTTGTGCTGGTGTAAAATAGTCTTGTTTAGTATTCTCTTTTTCTTCTACGGGTTCTACGTGCGCATCTTCGTTCATTGTATTACCATTTGTCTCATTCGATGATATAATGGTATTTTGGTCACATACATTATTATCACTCTCATGTATGTGTTTCTCCGTACTCCTAGGCGTAGGGTTAGGGTTAGGGTTAGTTTTGGGTTTGGGTTTGGTTTCCGAGTTTGTTGGAATATCCATTGAAAAATGCTGACAATGTTTTAAAAAACACTCTGAAAGCATTATATTTTTCAATTCTTTTATTTTTTCTTCCATACTGTTTATGGTTGAAGCATATAAATTATATTGTTCAGCCATATTTGTAAATTGTTTTTTTACAACCGAATTCAAAGACGATGCTACCGAATCCTCGCCATTTATATTTTTTGTTTTTTTAAGTTCTTGTCTCGATGTTGACGTTGATGCTGTTGACATTTTATTAAAATTATAATTTGTTGAAAATATCTAGGTGATTACGATTACGATTGTTATATTTATATTTAAACATGTCTTTATTATGGTTTAAAAATATTATATATTGAGATGGTAATATGATTGCATATAGGTTTCAATAAATAATAATGTAATAATGTATTATTTTTACTTGAAAAAAGAAGTAACAATTTTTTCTTTTTCTTTTTCGATTTCATTTAGTTGGTCTTCTTGTTTGTTTACATAGCTTAAATATTTATAAACTTTGTCTAAAATTGGTGAATCTACATATGTCAAGTTAATAAAAACACCATTTTTATTTTCATTAATTAATACACCATTATCCTTAAATATCCGCAGTATTTCTATTTGGTGAAACGAATTAGTAGATTCGATGCGTTCTTTTAAAAATTTTAAAGAATCTATAAAGTATTTATTATCCGATACATATTTTTTAGTATGATATAATGATGATATATTTCCTTCCGTTTCCATTTATACTTAAATAAAAAAATCTTTCTATATATTTTTATTTCAAAATTATATTTATTATATCAACGCCCCCATTCAATATAAGTTACATATAATTATTTCATGCATCTACGTTACTCTTAATTGATTTTTTCGGTTCTTTGGGTTCTTTGGGTGCTTTCGGTTCTTTGGGTGCTTTGGGTTCTTTGGGTGCTTTGGGTTCTTTGGGTTCTTTGGGTGCTTTGGGTGCTTTGGTAATTTTTTGTGAAATGGTTATAGGGGGTGTAGTAGTAGTAGAAGTAGAAGTAGAAGTAGAAGTAGACGTAGATGTAGAACTTGAAGTAGAAGTAGAAGTAGAAGTAACTTCATCTATAGAACCGATAGTAGTTATAGGGGATGCCGTGCTTGATTTTTTAGCGGTTTTCAAAGAAACGCGTTCTTTTTTTGGTGAAACTAGTTCTCCGATAATTTGAATAAATTTGTCGTTCATTTCAAAGCGTTTGCCGATAACTCTTACTGATATTTTGTCGCCCTCTTTGATTGTATTATAAAATGTATTTTGGGTAAGGATACTATAGTCTCTTGATATATATACAACAACGGGTAAGTGCTTGTCATTTGAAATCGCACGAATCCCCGCTTGTGTAATATTGCTTGCGATACAGTCGATGACGGAATTTTCGACAGGATTGGAGACATAACATTCTATTACGAGATTGAATTGTACATTTTTAGCAACTATTTTTCCACATTTAAAGTCGACAATTTTTACGGTTTCCGGTTTAATAAATCCTTCAGAAATACATCTCCCCTCAATACAACTTACAAGTGTAGTATGTAGAAGGGCGAGAATGTTGCTTCTGCTGGATGCGTGCATATTAATAAGTATAAACGGTATTAAAAGATCATAATTGAACTGTGTCAATTTATATAATCCATCTCCACATTCTTCATTTTCCTCCTGTGTATGATTTGCGGCGGCATTTCTTAAAATATTGCGACTACTTGTCTCCGATACTTCTGCGTCATCCGCGCACGACGGAGACACAATTTCATTTTTAAAACTATGGTCAACTTCCCCTATACAGTCATCCGAACCATCACCTGAATGGTCAACTCCTATAAACTTTGGCGTAATTGTAATCGTCGTAGTGTTTGTTGTAGTTGTAGTAGAAGCAGTTGCATTCTTTTTAGAACGACCCCTTTTTTTAGGTTCGACTATCGTAGAAGTAGTAGTGAAAGTAATAGGAGGATGTTCTGAAGCAGATACGGGTGTAGACACAGATGTAGACATGGATATAAAGTTTTCTGATACGAAAAGATAAGGATGTTACTTTACTATATTAATTTATCTTTATAATAGTTTCAATTTTATTTATATTATATTAGACCGACCGAAAAGAAAAAATGCACATTAAAATAAATACAAGATACAAAATACAAAATACAATACCGTTTAATTCGGTGTATATAATCTTTACTTACTCTTCGCCTTCTTCTTTACCTGCTTCTTTACCTTCTTCTTCGCTTTCGGGTTCTTCTTCGCCTTTTTCTTCACTTTCGGGTTCTTCTTCGCCTTTTTCTTCACTTTCGGGTTCTTCTTCGCCTTCTTCAGGTTCTTCTAATTCTTCATCCCCTATAGCAGCGGGAGCAGCAGGAGCAGCGGCTTCATTAGATAATTCAAATTCTTTCAACATATCGCTATTT